GACAGTAGAAAGGGTATTGAGTTCCAAGCATTAAAGTGGGCAAAGAGAGTTGTGTTTAATCCTCTCAAAGAGAGAGGTATTAATATGCACCTGATGGTAGGTAATCATGATGCTTACTATAAGAATACTAATGAAGTCAATGCAGTAGACCTTCTACTGAAAGAGTATGATAATGTTGAGGTGTATTCTTCTCCTACAGAAGTTACTATTGGAAAACTCCCTATTCTTATCCTTCCTTGGATTAATAATGAGAACCAAGAAGAAACAACTAAACTTATCAGAAAAACAAAGTGCAAGGTTGCAATGGGACACCTTGAACTCAATGGATTCAAAGTCAACAGACAGATCGTTATGGACCACGGTCTTGACAGTGAACTCTTGGGGAGATTTGATAGAGTGTTCTCAGGACACTATCACACTAGATCAGACAATGGAAAGATATTCTATCTTGGCAATCCCTATGAAATGTTCTGGAGTGATGTCAAAGATCCCAGAGGTTTCACTATATTTGATACTGAAACCTTAGAGCACCATCATATTAACAACCCCCATAGATTGTTCTACAACATCTACTATGAGGATACTGACCATCAGACATTCAATACTACTGAGTATGAGAATAAGATTGTCAAAGTAATTGTGAGAAAGAAAACTGACATTAAAAAGTTTGAAAAGTTTATTGATAAACTCTATACTTCTAATGTTGCTGACCTTAAGATTGTAGAGAACTTTCAACTCATAGAGTCTGAAGAGTTTGAAGCAGACGAATCTGAAGACACTATGTCTATCTTGAGTAGGTATATTGATGATTCTGAGACTAAGTTAAATAAAGCAGTAGTTCAGTCTTTGATTAGAAATATCTATCAAGAGGCGTGTGAGATGGTCTAATGTACATTATTACAGTTGCTGGTAAAGAAAAAGAAGGAGCATACTCTGTTGTTGATGATGATGGAGAGCAAGTCCTTTACATCTTTATGGAAGAGGATGATGCTGAAAGATATTCTATGCAACTGGAAGAGCTTGACTATCCTGAGATGAATGTGCTAGAAATAGAAGATGAGTTGATGATTAAAACCTGTGAGATGCATGATCACAGATATACCATTATTACACCTAATGACATTGTGATTCCACCTGATATAAAGCATGATTACATTTAAGACTATCTCTTGGCAAAACTTTTTAAGTACAGGTAATACACCAACTATTGTCAATCTAAATGATTCAGCAACTACTTTGATTATTGGTAGTAATGGTGCTGGTAAGTCAACCATTCTAGATGCGTTGACTTTTGTGCTGTATGGAAAATCATTCAGGAAAGTTAATAAGGCTCAACTTATTAATACTGTCAATGAGAAAAACTGCTTTGTCAGTATTGAATTTGATATCAACTCTACTGAGTGGAAAGTGGAGAGGGGTATTAAACCAAACATATTTAAGATTTATAGGAATAATGAACCACTAGACCAAAGTGCATCTGCTATTGATCAGCAGAAGTGGTTAGAGCAGAATGTCTTGAAGATGAACTATAAGTCATTCACTCAGATTGTTATCCTTGGTAGCAGTACCTTTGTTCCCTTTATGCAACTGCCTTCTAGCAGTCGTAGAGAAGTAGTAGAAGATCTATTAGACATTAAGATCTTCTCTTCTATGAATGATCTAATCAAGTCAAAGATTAGATTGATTAGGGATGATGTCAGAACATTAGACTTAAAGAAAGATGCCATCAAAGATAAGGTGGAGATGCAGAAGAGTTTTATTGATAAGTTGGAGAAGGAAGGAAAAGATCTTATTGGTGGGAAAGAAGGAGAGATTGAATCTTTACAGCAAGAAGTAATGGATGGTTTCTTAAGTGGGTCTAAATTAGAAGACCAACTACTTGTGAAACAAGAAGAGTTGAAAATATTTGAAGGGGCAAATAAAAGACTGAGGGAGTTTGGTAATATTAAGGGTAAGATGTCTCAAAGAATTAATACTCTTGTAAAGGAGCATAAATTCTTTTCAGATAATAGGGTTTGCCCTACTTGCAATCAAGACATTGAAGAAGATTTTCGTGTAAATAGAATCAGGGACTCTCAAGATAAAGCATCTGAATTGCAACAGGGGTATAAAGAACTCCAGCAAGCAATTAAAGAAGAAGAGTTGAGAGAGTCTTCATTTAACCAATTAACAGGAGAGGTAACAAAGTTACTTAATGGCATTACTCAAAACAATACTCATATCTCTGGGTGTCAGAAGCAAGTCAAAAGACTGGAATCAGAAATTCAAACTATTACCAGCCAATTTGAAAACAGAAATTCTGAGCAGAGTAGATTAAATGAGTTAAGAGACAGTCTTGAGGAAACCTACAGTAACCTTGCTACCAGGAAAGAAGATATATCCTATCATGACTTTCTATACACCCTACTAAAAGATGGTGGAGTAAAGTCAAAGATTATCAAAAAGTATCTGCCCCTGATTAATCAGCAAGTTAATAAGTATCTGCAATTGATGGACTTCTATATCAACTTTAAGTTAGATGAAGAGTTCTCTGAAACTGTAGAGTCGCCTATACACGAAGATTTTTCTTATGCTTCATTTAGTGAAGGGGAGAAGATGAGGATTGACCTGTCTCTCCTATTCACTTGGAGAGAAATAGCAAGAGTCAAAAACTCTGTCAATACAAACCTACTGATCATGGATGAAGTTTTTGACTCATCTCTTGATGGATTTGGTACTGATGAGTTTCTTAAAATCATCAGGTATATCATTAGTGACGCTAATATCTTTGTCATCAGTCACAAGACTGGTATGGAAGATAAGTTTGAAGATGTGCTTAAGTTTGAAAAAGTTAAAGGTTTCAGCAGAAAATGTTAAGATTGTTTTACCTATATTAATCTGTATTACATTGATACATTCTTTCATTAAAAAACTGAAATATGTGGATTTGCTGACTATATAGTGTGTGAATTGGAGATCTTTGTTTATGCACAATCTAGTTTCCCATAATGAACTTGCATCCTGGAAGTGGGATGAAAAATCAAAGACTGATGAAAAATATGATCAAGTATCTGAATACTTCCAGTGCATTTCTGAGTGTAACATTGTAGATAACAACGCTAGGAGGTTTTGCAGACACATTCTAACTTCATAGAAACTAAACAAAACTAAAAGGAGATTATCTCACTGAAGACCCCTGCCATATATGGTGGGGGTTTGGTTCGTATGGGGATAAATATTGAAGAAAGAAAGAATTATTATTATGCTTTCTACTAAATATCGTCTTAGACTTGAGTACATTTGTTCTAGAATTGCAAAGGGCGAAGAAGTAAAACTTGAGGATATGATTTGGGCTGATAAGTTGGCAAAGACCCACACATTAGCTAGAGATTGGTTGCAAAAAGCAAGACGTCAATCTTCCCAGAACATTGAAGAAGGCAGCACAGATGATTTTCTGAATAGGCTGGGTTTAGGTGATCCCGACCCATCCAACCATAAGAAGGGATTCACTGATGCTGACGATATTAAGGATTGGTTTCAGCAAGATAAACCTAGTGATTGGAGGCAACGTGACTGATTATGTCTGTATCCCTATGTGGGATCCCATTTACGAAATGATGCGATATCATTGGGTACACAAGTCTGAAAAGGATCCTGTGCAATTAGCGAAAAACCTCAACCCAGAGCAAGAAGTGCTATGACAATTAAGATTACTCCTCAAACATATATTGAGAGGAAGACCTAATGATTGATACAATTGTAGTTTATTCAAATGGTAGTCAAGAGTGTGAGAGAATTTGTATGCTTCTCAAATCTCTTGATGGTGAGTTCTTAGAGTACAAACTCAATAACCATTTCACACAGAGAGCATTTGAGAATGAGTTTGGTGTTGAGGCAGGTTATCCACAGGTTGCTATTGGGGCAAATCATATTGGTAATTTGAAAGAAACTTTGCAGTGGATGAAGAGCAAGCATATTGTGTGACAGTTGTCAAACTGTCTACTACTGCCAAAATTCTGGTCTGAATGCTGTAATATAGTCATATACAAAGCAAAGCAGTAATGGCAGTCAATTACGAAATCAAATCACAACTTGCCAAACTCCTTGCTACTGAGGATTTGGTGGTTGAGAATCGTAATGTTGAGACAGCACAGTTTAATGTTGAGACACGTGTTCTGACTCTTCCTATGTGGAAGCGTGCTAGTGAGACTGTTTATGACCTTCTGGTGGGTCATGAAGTAGGTCATGCTCTCTACACTCCTGATGATTGGAGTTGGGAGGATCGTATTCCTCAACAGTTTGTGAATGTGACTGAGGATGCGCGCATTGAAAAACTGATGAAGCGTCGCTATCCTGGTCTCTCTAAAACTTTCTATCAAGGTTACAAAGAGATGTCAGATAATGACTTCTTTGAACTTGATGGTCAAGACCTAAGTAAGATGAACCTTGCTGATCGCATCAACCTGTACTGTAAGATTGGCACTTTTGTTGATATCCCATTCTCTGATAAAGAGATGGAGTTTGTTGAGATGGTTAATGAAAGTGAGACATTTGGTGATGCAGTCCTGGCAGCAGAACTTCTTTATAATTATTGTAAGGAGCAGATTGATAATAGTGAGAAATTAGCAGAATCTCCTACACCTGATGGAAACAAAGGTGATAGTATTGATTCATCACAGCAAATGCCAAAGGCAGAGAGTCAAGATTCTGAGAACTCAGAAGAATCTGGGGAGAAAGAAGATATGACTCATGAAGAAATGTTGGAAGAAGCAGAGCGTCGTGAAAAAGGGAATGAACTTAATAAAGTTGACCCTCTTGAAATTCAGACTGATGAAAGGTTCAATGAAGGTACAAAAGATTTAGTTGGAAATACTGAGGGTGCCAGAGAGTTGGGATACTATGAAATTCCTAATTTTGATGTCAATAAGTATATAATCTCTAATGAGAAAGTTCATCAGGACTTAGATAGTCATTGGGAGAGAGAACTCATACCTCTTGAAGATGCTAATGGCAATAGTCATGCTGCTAGTTTTGAATGGGTAGATTCTGAGTACAAAAAGTTCAAGAAGAATTCGCAACGTGAAGTAAATTTTCTTGTCAAAGAGTTTGAGTGTAAGAAGTCAGCAGATGCCTATGCACGTGCTGCTACTTCTAGAACTGGTGTTCTTGACTGTACCAAATTGCATACCTATAAGTACAATGAAGATCTGTTTAAGAAAGTAACTACTATTCCTGATGGTAAGAATCATGGTCTTATCTTTCTTCTTGATTGGTCTGGATCTATGGCTGACTATATTCATGATACAGTCAAGCAGGTATTCAATCTGATTTGGTTCTGTAATAAGGTAAACATACCATTTGATTTGTATGCTTTCACCAACAGTTATCATGATAGAGATAGGCAATGTAACAATCTTGACTGGAAAGAAAATACTTTCTGGCTTTCTAATGACTTTTCTCTTCTGAACTTATTGTCTAGTACTTGTAAGCAGAAAGATTTTGAGAAGCAGATGTTGAATATTTGGAGAAGTGTATTTGGTATGAGGAGTTATTCTGACTATAATATGCATCCTTCTTATAATCTGTCAGGAACTCCTTTGAATGAAGCAATCTGCTGTCTTCACCACATCATTCCTGCATTTAAGAAAAACAATGATCTACAAAAGGTGCAGGTTCTTGTCTTGACAGATGGTGAGGCAAACTCTATGCCTGTTGCTAAGAAGTATTGGAGTGCTTATCATAAGCAATGGGATATAGGGACAGCACATGTCTATCCTGATATGTCTTACCTGCGTAATCGTAAAACTGGTATGACTTATAAATTTTCTGGTGAGTACTTCAAGTTTACAGAAGTCTTCCTAAAAGATCTGCAAGCATCTTTCCCTGATACAAACTTTATTGGTTTTCGTATTGCTGCCAGTAGGGATATCTATAGTTTTGTTAGAAGGTATACTATGCTTACTGATAAAATGGTGAAAGGAATTAAGAAAGAAAAGTTCGTATCTATTGATAATAGTGGATACACCACTTACTTTGGTCTTGTTAGTCAAAGTCTTTCTAATGATGTTGAGTTTGATGTTGAGGAAGGTGCTTCTAAAACTAAAATCAAAACAGCATTTGCTAAGAATTTGAAGGCAAAGTCTCTAAATAAAAAAGTTCTTAGTCAGTTCATGGACCTGGTCTGCTGACCAGTTGTCTAACTGTCTCATCTCACCTCTGAGAGGGGTGGAGATGCCCTATACTATCTTTGTTGACCACAGAACACACACTACAAAATCATGGCTCTTTCACCTGAATACATCACCTCTTCACTCACCAATCTTTATGGTTCTGAAGTAGTTGCTGCTGATGTACGTGCCTGGTGTGCAATGAATGGAACTACTTATCAGACTGTGACTAAAAAACTTGATGACTACAAAGTTGGTCGTGGTAAGTGGAATCTGACTGTGCAAGAAAAACTAGAACAAAAATATCAAGCACCAGCAGGACTACCTGCTATTGAGCAAATTGAGCAAAACCTTATCCCAGAGAAAGATGATACCTTCGTCAAGTTTGGTAATTTCTCTGATATTAAAAAAATTATTAGCTCCAATCTTTTTTATCCATCATTTATCACAGGTCTTTCTGGTAATGGTAAAACGTTCTTGGTTGAGCAAGCTTGTGCCCAACTCAAGAGGGAGTTAATTCGTGTCAACATCACCATTGAAACTGATGAAGACGATCTTATTGGTGGTTTTCGTCTTATTAATGGTGAGACAGTTTGGCATAATGGTCCTGTCATTGAAGCTCTTCAGAGGGGAGCTGTTCTTCTTCTAGATGAAGTTGATCTTGCCTCTAATAAGATTCTGTGTCTGCAATCTATTCTGGAAGGTAAGGGTATCTTCCTTAAAAAGATTGGTAAGTTTGTCCAACCTAAGAATGGTTTCACTATCATTGCTACTGCCAACACCAAAGGTAAAGGTTCTGAGGATGGACGTTTCATTGGTACAAATGTTCTGAATGAAGCATTCCTGGAACGCTTTTGTGTTACCTTTGAACAGTCCTATCCTACTGCTGCTACTGAGCAGAAAATTCTTGAAGGTATTGCTAATGACCTTAATGTGGTTGCCCCTGCTTTCTGTAAGCACTTGGTAGATTGGGCAGATATCATTCGCAAGACATTCTATGATGGTGGTATTGAAGATGTAATCAGCACACGTCGCTTGATTCACATCATTCGTGCTTACAGTATCTTTGCTGACAAGGAGAAAGCAATCAAAGTTTGTATCAATCGCTTTGATGATGAGACCAAAGCATCATTCATTGAACTTTATGACAAAGTAGATGCAGACTTTGATATGAATGTTGACAACTCCACTGAAAGTTGATATGATTAATGCATGGTCTATGTTATATGATGAAATGAATGACCTTGACTGGGTAAGTGCAAATGGGGGGTTTGAGTATACTCCTACTCCCTATGATGTAGCAGAAGGTGGTCTTAATGTAAACATTGGTGTTGGTACAGAACATGATTGGAATGAATTTTGGAGTTCTATGAAAGAAGACGTGATTGAATTTAACCTTGGCAATAGTCAACCTTGGAAGTATAATGAAGAAGAAATCGTAAAAGAACTTCTTTATTATATCAGAGGAACTTATAGTCAACATTATGCTGCTAATGACCAGAACATCCAAACACTAGATTTTATTGAGGCATCTCATGGTGATGGTGAATCATTTGCCAGAGATAACATTCTCAAATACACTTCTCGTTATGATAAAAAGGGAACACCAAAACGTGACATTATGAAGATCTTGCACTATGCTGTTCTTCTGATGCACTTCAATGAAAAAAACGCACCACAACGTGAAATTTACCCACAATGAATATGAAACTGTCTGAATCAACTGTTAATCTGCTCAAAAACTTCTCTTCTATCAACCAATCCATTCTATTCAAGCAGGGTAACAAACTGCGTAGTATTTCAGTGATGAAGAACATCCTGGTTGAAGCAGAGATTGCAGAAGAGTTCCCTAAGGATTTTGGTATCTATGACCTTAATCAATTTCTCAATGGTCTGTCTCTTCATTCTGCTCCTGATCTGGACTTTACTAGGGATGAGTTTGTTGTAATCAAAGAAGGCAAGATGCGTTCTAAGTATTTCTTTGCTGATCCAACTGTCATTGTATCTCCTCCTGAGAAAGAGATCACTCTTCCTACTGAAGATGTATGTTTTGAACTGTCATCTCAGCAACTGGAGAAACTGAAGAAAGCAGCATCTGTCTATCAACTCCCTGACATCTCTGTGATTGGTGAGAATGGTGTAATCAAATTGGTTGCACGTGATAAGAAGAATGATACTTCCAATGATTTCTCTATCATTGTTGGTGATACTAATAGTGAGTTTGTCTTTAACTTCAAAGAAGAAAACTTAAAGATTATTCCTGGTGCTTATGATGTTATTGTATCATCTAAACTCCTGTCACGTTTTACTAATAAGAATGTAAATGTGTGTTATTATATTGCCCTTGAACCTGACTCTACTTTTGAAGCATGACCAAATGGGAAATAACATATAGGATCCCTTCTACAGGGACCAAGTATCATAAAAAAATTGTTGAATGTCGTTACCAACATGAAGCATCTAAAATTGCTCAGGCAGAGATGCCTTCAGCTACAATTTGTGGGGGTGCCAGGCGCATCAATTGATATTCCTATGAGGGTTGTAGGTAGTGCTCTTGTGATCACTGCCTATTTTATTGTCCTTCATGTGAGCGTAACAATTGGTGTGCTTTTGCACTTTGTTGCAGACCTTATATCTGTGCCATACTTTGTAAGAACAAAATCTTGGGATGTAGTCATTATGCTTGCATTCCTTCTTGCTATATCATTATCTAAATTGTGGACATGAATACTGTACCTAAATTGAGACTGCAAAAAATTGCAGAAGAACTTGGAGGAACTGTGGTGTATGTTACTTGTTCTGACAAAACAACTACACACCAAAAAATTGTGATAGAGTATGGACATCAGAAGAAAACAAAATGAACATCTTTGTGACTGACCCTGATCCCTGGCAGTCTGCTGTGGTCCTTCCTGACAAGCACATTGTTAAGATGCCCTTAGAGACATGTCAGATGCTCTCCATTGTCTGCTCTGACAAGTGGGGGCATGGGTTTGGAACCATCCCTAAGGCAGATGGACAACCATACAAGACTGCCTCAGGTGCCTTCAGAAACCATCCCTGCACCATATGGGCAAATGAGTTTGTGACCAACTGGCAGTGGTTGCTTGCTCATGGAATGGCATTGTGTGAAGAATATACAGCAAGATATGGTAAGGTTCATACTTGTCACAATAGTCTACTTGCAGCAAAAGAAATCCTACCAACTGCAGATCCACAAGGTCGTAGTGGTAAAGAACCAACTCCTTTTATATTTGCAGGACCTGATGAGTTTAAGTTGGATACTTCAATATCTATCTTTGACAAATACAAGATGTATGTTGCATCTAAACCTTGGGT